ACCTTATCACAGCCATAGGTTAATAGATTATATAATAGTCCATCAAATAAACTTTGATATCTATCATTAGATGTGGTGAGTGCAAAAGCAAATGAGTCAATTGTGCCGATTATCACCTTACATTTTCTTTTGGACTGTTTGTGTTCATAGGTTATAATATATTTTTTTCCATAGGTTTCCTCGTCATACTCCATATTATTTATAATGTGGAATTCGTTACGATCATACTGTTCTTCCAGTTCTTTTTTGATAACATCCTTTGCCGTATGCTGTTTCGTAACAATAATAAACAATTCCTTATCGTTATTCTCAGCGATTGACTTCCAAATACCAAATGTTTTACCATTTCCTGCACCTTGTTGGCGTATGGTCATTGTTGCCTTTATTTCATTATCGTCCTCCCATAATCCCCAGATATTTTTCGGATCTTCTAATAGGGCTTGCACAACCACATCAATGGGCTTATGTTCCTTTACCAAGATCATTTTATTACATACCTTTTTAACTGGTATTTTAAAAATTTGTTGTTCAATATCCAAGAGTACAAAATCATAGGTGTGATCAAACGATTTATATTTCCAGTTATCCTTAAAAATAATTAAAAAATTACCATCGCTCAGTGGTTGACAGTCAACATCCTTTGTATTCCCATCAATTATCCAGACAAGTTCCATATTATGTAACTTATAGTCGGCTGCTCTACAAATTACATTTGCGTCATCAATTAAGCTATGTTGAATTTCTAAAATAATATCGTGTTCTTCAATTAATACATCTGCACGACGACTTTTTGTCTGTGTTTCATCTGTCTTTTTGAAGTCCACTTCAGTCACTGGAAAATATCCTTGCCAGGCGCAATGCCACCCAGTCATGGGCGCACCACCCACATCACCTGGGTTTTTATGTTTAAAATATTTCTTTCGATGTGTCCCATCCGCATAGACCAATTCGTGACCCCGCGAACACCTGATTTTGTCCTTCTTATTCTTGACGTAATCATTAATATGTATATACACTCCGTTAATATACGCATATTGCGTAGTAAAATTAATATTACATTTTTCACAATCAATCTTCTTACGTAAATGAGCGTCTAAATGAGATTTCTGAGAGAATTGTTGGTTGCACTTATAGCATACAGAGGGCATTCTTTTATACATACCTCGGGTTTTCTTTAAGTTCAATTAGTTAAAATATATATTAATATAAATGTTATTTTAACTAATTGAGAAGGGGTGTTATTAACTAATTGTCTGGAGGTTCAACCACAGGATTAATTTGGATTAATTCAAGGTTATTCAGGAAAATTCGTCTGACCAATCGGGATTTGTTTGCAGCACTTATGGGCAGCTTATGTTTTGCTAAAATATCCTTGCACGCCTTTACAGTGTTGTTTTTATAATACAATTGTTCTTCGGGTGTTAAAATGATTTCGGGAAGATTTTTATTGGGGGTCGTTTTGGTAGATTTAGGCGATTTAATGATTTGGTTCTGTTTTGTTTTGTAGTGTTTAGGACAATAATCGCCACAATCGGTCACCTCTGCTGAAGCAGGACAACAAATCCCTTTGTTTTTGCCTGATTTAAAGGTCCATTCACAATTCCAATGCTTCATAGTATATTTTAAGGGTGCATTCACGCCGACTATTTTATGTATATTATTACTGGGGATATAAGGTAACAGTTTAGAATGTATGCTGCGACAATATGGACATTTTAGTTCATATACACGCAGTTTGGTAGTTTCTAAATGATTTGTGCTATTTTTTTGCATCAATATCTCATCATAAATCGGTTTATAATTAAATGTATGTTTGCAAGGCAGTTCAATGTAAGGTTCTGTGAGTGGAACATGAGTCAATAAACATACCTCTTGATTTGTTTTTTCTGAAATTGCAGTTTTTAACAAACTAGAAAAATCCATATTTCCTTCCAAGATGAAGTTCATACAAGTATATATTACCAATAATATATCTTTATGTATATATATATAATGAAAGGCATTGAGTCATGGTCACACCCAACATGGGTTATGTTTCACACCTTAGCAGCAAAGGTAAAGCCAGACCATTTTTTAAAAGCGAGAAAAAAATTATTCTGGATAATAAAAAATATTTGTTATACATTACCTTGTCCTGACTGTCGTAAACACGCGATTACTTTCATGAAAAGCATCCATTTTAAAAACATAAAAACCAAGGACGCATTTATATATGTCTTATTTGTATTTCATAATAATGTAAATAAACGACTGAATAAGCCGCTATTTACACAGAAACAATTAGAGGACAAATATAATTCAATCAATTTAAAAAATATCACTAATAAATTTATAAAAGCTTATAGGCTCACTAATAAAAACAATAGGGATATGGCAAATTCTATAGCTCGTAATATATTATTACGAGATATAAACACTTGGTTAGCTAAAAACAACAATTATTTTATTTAAGCAGCCATGGTCGAGACAATTTCTCCATTTTTATATACATTACATTTAAACGTTTGTTTTGATGGCTTTTTACATATAACGTTATTGCTTTGCATTTCGGGATAATATAATAATGAGTCGTAGCCTGCTGCATGAAACATTCCATACCAACACATTCCTAATAAAATTCCAGACAAAACTCCCAAAAATATCCCATCCATTTTATTGCACTTATTACCAAGATTAACACTGGCATTAAGACCGAATAAGAATAATATTGTTGCTATCATTGCATAATTTACTTGCTTATGGGCGAGCATGGGTAGAAAAAGATATATAAAGGTGAAACCCATATACATGCTTCCCAATGCAGGACTATTATAATCGTTCCAACCCTTCAATAAATCTATATTCCATAATTCACACATAACATCAGCATCAATACTACGTGTTGATTTTATAGAATTCATAAAAAAAAGATTAATAACGCTCGCACACAATAACCCTCCTAGATATACAATCCCCTTTAAATCTGTATTAAACAACGAAGACGCCACTACAAAAAATGTTAACAATAGTGGAGCCATTAGTCCTAAAAAGCTAAACAAATTACTAAATGAACTAGTAATACCTGGCATTATTTATATATAACATATATAAATAAAAGTTTTAAAAAGCTTTTAAACTTAATTTTCTAAGACCTAATTTTCCAAAACTAATGCGAGTGCATCCTGTATTGTTTCGATCATATGAAACACTATTCCTTGTGATATTAATTTATTTTCTTCTTTTTCCATAAATTTAATAAAATCGGGTTCATTTTCTTTTGGAAATAAAAATTCTGTAACACCCGCCTTAATACCACCTAATATTTTAAGGTGTAGTCCTCCAATTGCGGTCACCTTTCCTTGTAAACACATTTCCCCAGTAATGGCAACATTATGTTTTATGTTAATCCCCGTAAATAGACTGTATAATACAACGGTTATGGCTGTTCCTGCCGAGGGACCGTCCTTAGGTGTTGCTCCTTCTGGCACATGAATGTGAATGCCTTGATTTTGTGTTTTTGATATTTTTTTTATTAATTCGGTTGCAATACTAGTAGTTAGATGAGACCAAGCAAGGGTTTTCGCAACAGCCATACTCTCTTTCATAACATCTCCCTGCATACCTGTTAATTTGAAATCTAGAAAAGTTTTTGTAGGATAAAATTTCGCTTCTATGGGTAATATACCACCCATACCAATACCGTTTGCCCATAGACCAGTTATCAAGCCAATAGAGTTTTCTTTGTGTATTAGTTTTTTCATAATTTTGGTTCTTTCTGGTAGATAAAGGAATTGCACCTCTTCTTTGGTAATTTTTATGGGTATTTCAATATAATCGGTGTTATATAATATGTTCAGGTTGATTTCTCCAATTATTTCATATAAAATTTCCTTTAATTTTCTGACACCAGGTTCAATCGTATAGTTTTCAATAATAAATTCCAAAACATCATCAACAATTACAACCTGATTTTGTAAACCCATATCCTCATAAATTTGTGGTAATAAATAATTATTACAGATTGTAATTTTTTCAATAAGAGCAAGTTGTTTAAATTTAATTCTGTGAATACGATCTAATAAAATACGATCAATCTGATCAGGGTCATTATAAGAAAAAATAATCAGGACTTTGGACAGGTCTAGGTCAATACCACTAAAGTATTTGTCATTAAAAGCATCATTTTGTGTGGAATCGGTTAAATGTGTTAATATTCCTATAATTTCCTTACCATGTTCGGTCTTACTTATTTTATCAAGTTCGTCAATAAAAATTATAGGGTTCATGCATTTACTTTCTATTAAAATATCCACAATTCTTCCCCAGGTTGAACCAACATAGGTATAATTATGACCATCTAGTGTGCTCCCATTGGCAGAACCACCAATAGCAATAAATCCAAAAGGTCGGCTGACACCGTTATCGTCTATTAGGCAATTGCCGATACCTTTTTTAGCCAGGGTGGTTTTTCCTACCCCAGGAGGTCCTTCAAAGCCAAGGCAGTAACCGCTAGACTTGCCGTTAATCCATTGTCCGATTAAACGTTTAACTTGATTTTTTGCAAAGTCATGTCCGTAAACCGAGTCATTCAATGTCATTTCCATATTAGAAATGTATTTTCTAATTACAGTTTTTTGATTATTTATTAATTCCATATGTTTTGTAATTTTGATATATTTATTAAACGAATGAGAGGTATTGGTTAGTGACGCAATAAAGCCAATAACATTAGGATCCTCAATATAAAATTGGATTAACTCATTAATACTGTTCTTCATATGGTCAATTTTTTTACCAGAGTGTGGTATTTTGGAATGCGAATAATTGTTAGATTTAACAAATTGATTAATTTGTTCTATTAATTTAATAATTTCTGGTCTTTTTTCGTGGCTGATATAATTTTTGACTTTTTGTAAAATATGTAAATATACATTTTCATTAATCTGGTTTTTATATTTAATTATGAAATTTTGAACTTCAACAATTGTAATCTTGTCAAATGATAAGGTGCTGTATGCGGGAAATGCCCTTAAATCGTCGCCAATATTTTTAAATAACTGTAATATATTGTCAGAAACATTCAAAATAGGTTCATTTTTATAAATATTGAATGGTATTTTTAATAACCCTTCTAAATATTGTCTTGCTTTTGAGCCTGTATCGTCGGATTTTGCATTAACTTCCTTTAATTTCACCATTGCCTTTTCTTTTATTAAATCGGTTGTTTTCAATAAACATATTTGTTGTTCTAAAGGGATTGTATTATTATTATTATTTAAGTTGTATGAGTATTCTAAGGTTTGTTTCATAGCAAATTTAAAGTATTTTTTTGCAGCCCATGTGAAACTGTCTAATATGAGTGTTTGATCACGAGTATCAATAACACCATTTGTATCATTTGACAATAAATCATACAGTAGATAGGCAAGATAATGGTTTTCCACATAATCTTTGGATAAAATCAACAGTAATATTGTTTTCCGTTGATTAAAAATATCTTCTGATAAAAAATCCTTAACAACTTGGTCAATATTTTTCTGTTTAATAAGTAATATTTGATTTAAACATCCGACAAATTTTTCATAAATATCCTTATAATCATATATTAATAAATCCTTTAATGTTATCATCTCAACATACCGATTAAATGTGTCATTATGAAATTGTGTATCATCAGGTATATTTAAATTAATATCCGATAGTTTATCATCTATAAAAACAGAGTTAATACTATTTAGGAGCACCGAGTCTATCAACGCATGACAAATGATAGCTTTTTTTTGGTCAACATTTTGAAATATTATTTTAACACCAAAAACCTGACTGATAAAAATAGTGCTTGCATTCATAAGGTCAAAGCAATCAAGGTTTGATGAATTTTCCAAAATTACAAAATCCTCTATTATGTTGTTTTTTTTACCTGTTTTGGATGGTTTAGATGTTGAATTCGTCCAATTTATAACCTTATACGAAATAGGGTGTGCATACAATTTCAACAGTTCATATTTGGGACACGTGTTTATTTTCGTATTATTAATATAATCCTGTCCAAAGCACACAATAAGTAGGTCTTCCAAATTTTGGGTGCCATAATTTTTAAATAAAATTGATAATTCGTTATTAATATCTTGCAATTTACTAATAATTATGTCATCCGATGTTTTTGTTTTATTTTTTAAAAATTTTTTATAACTGTTTAAATTTTCATTAAGCTTTGATAAAATATCAAAACAATTATTGATGTCATTAGAATTATAAATATTTAGCATTTTGTATTTTTGTATAGATAAGGTTGTATTTGTTATTATTTTATTAAACATATCGAATTTTGCCTGAAAAATATTCATTTTTGATTTTTTAATGCCCTTTATTTTAACATTTTGTGTGGATTCGGTTTTTTCAACCATATAAATATATATATTTATTGATATTTTAAAATTATTATGCTAAACTAAATAGATTTCTATCATACATAAATACAATCCGGTACTATATATTATGGGTATTCCAAGTTATTTTTCACACATTGTTAAACGTCACAGAAATATCATAAAAAAATATTCTGGGTTTCAAATAAATAATCTATATTTAGACAGTAATTCAATTATATACGATTGTCTTAGAAATATAGAATATGAAAACGACCATGATTTTGAGAACGCATTATATGTTGCGATATGCGAGAAAATTCTAGAATATATTAAGACTCTCAATCCCGATACCGCCGTTTTGATTGCTTTTGATGGAGTTGCTCCAATCGCAAAATTAGAGCAACAACGAAACCGTCGTTATAAATCATGGTTTGTCAAGGAGCTCATGGAAAAAAAATGGCAGACAGACCCAACTTGGGATGCCACGGCCATTACTCCAGGAACCAAATTCATGGATAATATTGGCATTTATGTAAATAATTATTTTTCCAATACCGAAATACGTAAAAGCAACAACCTACAAGAGCTCAATATAATTGTAAGCAGTCCAAATGAGGCGGGTGAGGGGGAACATAAAATTTTCCAATACATTCGCGATCAACATCAATATCATTCAGAGACAACCACGGCGATCTATGGGTTAGACGCCGATTTAATTATGTTAACACTAAATCATCTTCACATTTCAAAAAATTTATTCCTATTTCGTGAAACCCCACACTTCATTACCAGCATTGACAAAACTCTGTCCCCCAACGAAAATTATCTTATGGATATTAATGAATTAAGCGAGGTAATTTCCGAAGACCTCACAAAAAACAACACGTCAATATCAGATTACATCTTCCTCTGTTTCTTTTTGGGAAACGATTTTATGCCGCATTTTCCCGCTTTAAATATAAGAACCTCGGGAATCGATATTTTGATGAAAGCCTATAAGGAAACCCTCGGCAACTCAAACCAGTTTCTAACCAATGGCGCGGATATATGTTGGAAAAATGTTTGGAAGTTGGTGAAATATTTGGCGGACAATGAGTATGATTATTTATTAGACGAATATAAAAAGCGTGACCGGAAAAAACCCCCTCCCATCTATTCTGAGAAGGGCACCAAGGAAGAATTTGAGGAAAAGTTGCAACAGCTTCCGATGAAGGACAGAAATATAGAAAAATATATTAATCCAAGAGAGAATGGGTGGGATAAACGATATTACGGGCAGTTGTTTGAAATGGATATAGATGAAGAGCGTAAACGTGATATATGTATTAATTATTTAGAGGGTTTGGAGTGGACATTTAAGTATTACACGGAAGGGTGTATAGATTGGCGCTGGCATTATAAGTATGATTATGCACCCTTGTTAAAGGACTTGATACAGTTCATTCCTTATGTCGACGAAGAATTTTTAACAAAAAAAGCCCCAGACCCAGTTCACAAATATGTGCAGTTGGGGTATGTTTTGCCGAGAAAAAGTCTGAATTTATTGCCTCCAGACCTCTATAAAACCTTAATAACTGAACATTCTGATTTATATCGTCTAGACTGTGAATTTAAATGGTCATTTTGTAAATATTTCTGGGAATCGCATGTGGTAATGCCAGCCATTGATATTGACTTATTAGAAAGGGTTATTGCGGTTTAATATAATCCAAGATTAAAGGGTTATTGCGGTTTAAAAATATTATTATATAAATATATAATAATGTCTACAGAACAAGAAATTGTTATAGAATTTGAGGATCGCCATCATTTCTTAAATGCATTAAAGGACAATCCTGGATGGATCATTGTCAAGTTCACTGCTACATGGTGTCGTCCATGTAAAACTGTTAAAAGCACAATTGAAGGACATTTTTCACGAGCTCCAAATAATGTTATCTGCTGTGATTTAGATGTTGATGAAAACATTGATCTTTATGCATTTTTAAAATCCGTAAAACAAGTGAATGGCATTCCTGCTTTATTAGCATATCACAAGGACAACGTTTCGTTTGCACCTAATTTAAGCTGCAGTGGTTCAGACAAAGCAAACATAAAAACATTTTTTGATACTGTTTACAGCGAGAGCAACATGTAAAATTATAAACAAGTCTGTTCTGCTTTTTTCCAATCCGTTTCGGTATCAATATCTATTATATTGTCCTTGGACATTATAAATGGGTATATATTCTCTCCACTAATGGTTTTTCCTTCGAGTAAAGTTGTCTTAAATATATCTATGTATCCATTATGTAGATATGTTTGTGGTAAGGTCTGACGACATTGATTATAGGGTTCTTTAATTCCATTAATTTCCTTAAATATAGGCTTTAATCTAAGATTAGTCCTATTTTTTGTGTCGTGCCCCTCCACGGTATACATTTTATATGGGGATTTTTCAAAGAGGACCACAGAACGAAGACTATCATAATTTTGATAATGTTGTAAAAACAGGTCAATGCATTTGTCTATGTCTTCAATTCTACGATGTGGTTGTGTCGGACGCAACTGCACAATAAAATCGGGAACATAGTCCTCGTTTACACTTAACCAGTTAACGGCATGATTTATAAATTCATAATCTGTGGAAAGGTCTTGTGATATTTCGTCAGGTCTGCGAAAAGGTGTCTCGGCACCATATGCGTTAGCAATAATAGCATATTTTTTGCTATCTGTAGACACCACAATACGCATATTGACCGCATGTTTACTTTTAACTGCCTGCATAATGGTCCACCCCATTAGTGGGTAACCCCCAAAATCCTTAATATTTTTATCCTTTATTCCTTTTGAGCCAGACCGTGCTGGTATTAAACAAAGTATTTTAACCATATACCTTTTAAAAAGGTATTTTGTTTAAACTTTTTTAAAAAGTTTTTGAAAATATTACAAACAGTAAAACATCCAGGTTATTATATCTACAACTATTAATGATAATATTTGTAGACATAGACGACACAATTTGCTGGAATATTAGTGTGGGAGAGGGGAATATTCCACCTGATTATAGTAATGCGAGACCTTATCCTGAGAGAATAAAGAAAATAAATGGATTGTTTGAAAATGGTCACGAAATAGTGTATTGGACGGCGCGAGGCACGAGAACGGGCATAAATTGGTTTAAATTAACGGAAGAACAATTAAATGATTGGGGGTGTAAGTACACGGAGTTAAGGATGGGTAAACCAGCCTATGATTTATTCATAGATGATAAGAACATAAGCAGCGAGGACTATTTTTAGGAAATAGTGTCGTCAAGAATATAGTAATTATATGTACCATATAATAGTATGGAGGAGATAGACTTAGACATAGAAAACTACAACTTTGCCGATATATTAGATTTGTTTAGTATTCCCGCAAATTTTTCAGAAAGCGATTTACGATTAGCAAAAAAGGTGTTATTAAAAACGCATCCAGATAAATCGGGGTTAGATAAAAAATATTTTTTATTTTTTAGCGCTGCATATAAGTTGTTATACAGGATCCACGAATTCAGAACAAAGCGCACCAATTCAACAGAATATAATGTAGAAAAAACAGAGGAGGATTTAGAGAAACAATTAATTTTAGAGAGATTCCAGGAATATTCGGGGAAGGAATTCAACAAACACTTTAATGAAATGTTTGAAAAGGTAAGAATAAAGGCAGACGAAGGCGAAGATGGGTATGGCTCCTGGTTACAATCCAATGAGGGAATAGACAGTAGAGTGACATCAAAGAATGATATGAATGAATTTTTTGATAAAAAGAAGAAGGAGACCAGAGCATTAATACGGTCAGGAGACATAATGGAGATGGGCACTGGGATGGGACATTCCTCCTTATCGGGAGACAAACCCGAATATTATTCATCCGAAGTATTTAGTAGTTTACAGTATGACGATTTGAAACGTGCGCATGTAGAAAGCGTTGTTCCTGTCACCCAGGACGATTATGCAAATACAAAACGATTTACAAATGCGACTGAGATGGCAAGTTATAGAAATAAGCAGAACATGAATCCATGTGGTTTGGACCAGGCTAAGGATTTTTTAAAAAAGAAGGATAGTCAGATGAACGACGAACATATTAGCACGGCCTATAAATTAGCGAAGCAGGAAGAGGATATTCAAAGGGCGAGCGATAGTTGGTGGGGAAATCTCCGTCAATTAACAAACGGGTAATATTCATACTGTTTATTTATAATTAATATATGTATTAATTATAAATGGAGTTTAAAAATATGTCATACATTTTAATTTTATTAATAATTACAGTGGTCTATGAAAAATATAAATTGCATAACGATGCTGAGGATGGCTTACAACATTATGAATTAGTGAAAAAATACTTATTAAACGGAACGACATTGTCACGTAGTGATAAACCAATCATCTGGATACACAACGAGTATGAGATAAATGCCAGAAATTGGAGTAGTTTTTATTCAAGAAACACAAAATGTTTAAATCAGCCCTATTTATATTTAACAATAAAAAGCATAATAGATCAGTGCGGGGATGATTTTAACATATGTTTAATAGACGATGAATCCTTTAATAAAATTATACCAAACTGGTCGTTGGAATTGGACCATATCGCCAAACCAATAAAAGATCATATCCGTTCTCTTGCACTAGGAAAAGTATTGCACACATATGGTGGTATGTTGGTCCCATCTTCATTTATCTGTTTTGAGTCATTGATTAATGTATATAACAATGGTTTATCAAACGATAGACCTTTTGTGGGCGAGTTTGTTAGTAGAAGTATAACTGCTTCCCATGTGACATTTTTCCCCAACACGATATTAATGGGGTGTAATAAGGAATGTCTTGTTATGGATGAATATGTGCAGAAATTAGAGATGTTATCCTCTAAGGATTTTACAAGAACCATGGAATTTACAGGTGAGGTAAGTAAGTGGTGTTATGCACAAATACTAAATGGTAGAATGAATAGTGTATGTGGCAGTATTATTGGCACAAAGACAGATAAGAATGAAGCAATCACAATTGATTTATTATTGAATAGTAGTTTCTTTAAATTGGGGAATGCAGCTGTGGGATTATATATTCCTGCTAATGAGATATTAAATAGAACAAATTATGAATGGTTTGCCAGGTTAACACCACAAGAGGTATTAGAAAGCAACACAATGATAGGCAAATATATGTTGGCTGGTTATTAAAGATAAATAAAGTAGGACATATTATATTTAGATTTATCATAATTAATAGTTGATAACCACAAAATATTATTAGATCTACAAATTTGTCTAATGATTGTCACAAAATGTGTGTATTTTATAATGCGCGAAACATAAAATTGTTTGGACACATGGTAATACTTTATTAAATCTTCCATAAACGGCGATAGTAGTTTTAATAATTGTGCTCTTTTATATGAATCTTTATTTAATAAGAAATATTTTTTATTTTTTGAACATATTTGTTCTAATATTTTTTGTAATTTACCTTTTTCATATGGTTTTCTAAAAATTTGACACATGTATATATATACATATATATATATATATATATAGGTGATTAACTTATAGAAAGATAGTAATTAGATTGTTTGTAAACAGTGCGAGTTCAATTTCGTGTTCGTGTATATCGTGAAAAATGGTTATATATTTACAGATTAAACGAACCGTTTCATATTTTTCGGGCTCTGTTAAAAGGGGGGTGCATTTAATAAAGAGAAATAAATTATCCAATATATCCATAACTGAATACCCCTTTTCAAAAATGGCATAAATAATTTCCAAGGCACCAAGTAAATTTTTTTCTATTTTACAACAGGTCATATAGTTCACAAATTCTTGAAAAGCTATATTTGTGCATATTTCTGTTGCAATAGACAAATCTATTTTTTGATTCAACAGTTTAAATTTTTCTAAATAATTAATAATAATCCTAATGGAATTATTAGATATTGATAGAATAAATTGTACTACATCTTTAGTAATTGAAATATTTTCAATATGACAAATTTTATAAATTATTTTATTTAAATGATTTATGTGTAACGCCTTTAATTTAATTATTGTCATGCGTGATTGCAGGCTGTCAATAATTTTTTGTGGATTATTGCATGAAGCAATAAAATGAACATTATGACTGTATTTGTCAATAAAGTTTCTAAATACTTGTTGACTTTGTTCATTTATAAGGTCAAGGTCATCCAACACTACAATTTTTTTTTTACCAATTATATTACTTGTGGTTTGACAAAAGGTTTTTACCCCAGTTCTGTAATAAGTAATCCCTTGGTCTTTCAGTGTGCTAATGTTTAAAATGTTTGATTCATAATTGTCATTATTGTTGTAGTATTCCCTTATTGTGGCCTTTATTAATGAGGATTTTCCACACCCTGAGTCTCCAATATACAAAACATTTAAGTTATCCATTTTGAGTAATGTATTTAGAAGTATAATGATTTCTTCATCTATTTCAAAATCCTTAAAATAGAGTGGTTGAAATCTTGCCATAAATGGCAGTTCCATTTCTGTTTCCATTAATAAATATTCGTTAATAAATATTTAAGTTTATGTTGCTATTTTAATATATAAAATGTCCGAAACTATGGAAGATCCATATGGAATATTGGGGTTAACACCTAAAGCTAGCAGCACCGAAATCAAGCAAACCTACAGAAAGCTGTCCTTAAAATATCATCCAGACCGTAACCCAGGCGATAATGGCGAAACATTTAAAAAAATAAATAAAGCATATGAAATTTTAAGTGATGATAAACGACGCTCCGATTATAATACTATGAAAAAGATGGGTGTTCCAATAAGCGAGGAGATGTTTCAGAACGCAGAAATGTTTAATCCAAATGATATTTTGAATATGATATTTTCGGACACAGGAAATATATTTACCATGGGCATGCCTGGGATGCCTGGGATGCCTGGGATGCCCGGGATGCC